AAATGGCAGAGCAACCACCCCTCTCTAGAATTCATGTCGTTGGCTATTCGGCTAATGACCGCGATTATCCAATTCTTAATCTGGTTTTAGATCCGCGTGTGGCGGGCTATCAGGTTCCCAAGGATCTCTCGGCATGCCCTGATAAACGTTACCCCAACCATGTCTTTACTGGAGCCCAGCCCATCTCTGGAGACCAACGGGTTCGCCATGTCTGGGAGATCCTCCCCTCCCCTTGGGTTCCGTTTACCCGCTATGATGATGATCTTGGCCCAGTTCAGGGGCGGAGGCGGTCTGTTAAAAATGATGGACAAGTCGCAAGTCGCGAGGCCGACAAGCAGGTAACTTACGATGCCCGCGAGGGTTCGGCCATTGTTTATACCGAACTGGAAGAGACTTGGTCGATCAAGACTGATGAGGACGGCAATTCTCTCTTTCCTATTCGGGATCGGGATTTCTACGATGCCTCTCGCGGGCCCGTCCAAGAACGCCGCCAACTCTTTGTCCCCACTGGAGAGGAAGTTGGGTCTTTGGAGAACGTCAACGGAGTTATTACTCAGACATCTTACGAGCCCTACAATGATTTTCTTTCGATTAAGATTGTCCAGACCTACATGGTGGACGGCCCACAACTAATTGGAAATGCCACCGACAATGATGGTCAGCTAGTCACGGTAACGACTCAACGCAAGGGGGCTGATGGGTATATTCCGCCCAATCCCACCGCAACCCGCACGGTTGAGGTTTCCCGCGAGGACGCCGAATCATTGATTGAACGAGTTTCTACGATTAATACAATTTTTGCTTCGCAGGCTTTTTCTATTGAAAAACCAGATCCGCTTCCACAAAAATTTAGGGTTGCCGCAAAAACAGAAACCACAGCAGAAAATGTTGAGGGTCAAGCAAATCCAACATTAACGCTTTCCGAAAGCGAATTAGCCAAAAGCGAACAGCAGGTAAATAGATTCATAAAGAGAATATCCACAACTGAAAGAAGCCAAAAATTTCCAATAACGCTAACTCAAAAAGAAACAAACGAGAATCAACAAATTGTAACCGTAACGGAAACCGCCCAATTCGGAGATTCTCCAGAAACACCAACCGCCACAAAAACCATTTCAAGCGAGGCGCTGGGGGACGGAACGTATTTAATTCGCAAATCAGAAATCCCCAGTGTTTTTTCGGCAAAAAGTTTTAGAAAAACAAAAGACGATCCAACCCCAGCTAAGTTCAGGTCAAGAGAAGAAGACCTTACAACCGAAGAGACACTCGCTGGAGTGGCCACAGATAATTTTGATCTTGAAGAAGGGGAGTTTTCAAAATCCGAACAACAGGTTACAGGGTTCATTAAAAGAATTTCTACCACATCAAGGACTATTGAAGATCTCCCCAAGTCATTTTCTCAAAAAACAACCACTAACGAGGGGCTTTTGGCCACGGTTACTGAAACATTGCAGGAGGGGGACGCGGAAGAAGGCCCAACAGCAATTACATCAATTCGGTCAGAGGCTTTGGGAAATGGAAACTATCTGGTTACAACAACAGAACTTCCCAAGGTTTTTGAAAATAAAACAATTCAGGTAACGAAGCCTGATTTGACGCCAGAAAAATTCAGAGCGGCCCAAAAAGACACCACAATCGAGGAAACTATTGAGGGGAAAGTTAATCCAGATCCCTCTTTAGGCACTGGAGAGTTTCGCAAAAGCGAGCAACAGGTTACAGAATTCGTCAAAAGGGTTTCAACAACATCCAGAGATACTGTTGCCACATCCACATTGGAAGAAAAAATCGTCACAAATCAAGGGCAACTCGCCACAAGAACACTAACTATTTCGGCGCAAGGGCAATCTATTGGGCCAGACGCTCTTCTGGTTGATGGATCAATTGAGGCCCTTGGAGATGGAAGAACCATTAAAACGGAGGTTAGGGTTGGAGAGGTTTTTGACAATAAAACAATTTCGGTTTCAAGGCCAGATTCGCTTCCTTCAAAATTTAGAATAAGCGTACCAACAAAAACAGAACAAGAGGTAGTAGCGCAAGAATCTGTTTCCGTTCCGACACTTGAAGCAAATGATCTTCAAAAGACAGAAGAAAAAATTACGGATTTTACCGTAAGAAAATCAACCGTATCAAGTATTGGTGGCGTTATACCAGATATTGCTTCTGTTGACTATGATGAAGCGTTTGGAATTTCCCTGCCGTTTGTTGAAAAAATAACAACATCAATCCCAGATAATATTAATTCAGATGTGGAATCACTGGGCGGAGGAAGGTATCTCGTAAGAGAATACGATTTGGAAACCTTGGGGTCTGAACTTGGGAGCTTTAGGCTAACATATCCAACAAGGGTAAATTTAAATCTCCCAGATGTTTTAAAGTCAATCTCTGTTGAATGGGAAACAGATCAGTCCGTTGGACTTTTTGACAGCGACAACAGTCTTGAGGGAACATTTAAATCTGTGAGCATTGATGATCGCGGAACCACAAGCGCATCCATATCGGCAACGCCGAAATTCAATATAGATATTGAAGAAATCTTCGCGCAAAATTTAGTTGCTCGCGTTGATGTTTTTTTCCTGAAGGGGCCAATTTCTCAAGGCAACATATTAGGGGCGGTTGGAGCATCGCAATGGCCAGTATTCAAGCCACAAAGCCACACAATTACGGCATTTTCCAAAAAGATAACAGCATCTGTCGGTGCTAGTGTTTCGGCGTCATCACAAGAAACAGAAGAAACATCTGGTAAAATAAGATCACGCTCTAAACAGACAGAAAGCGGATTTTCTTCAACTCCTATTATTGTAAACATTCCTTCGTGTTTAAGCTCTGAGATTTCCATAAACTCAGTGGCACCAGTTTCTGGACTGACAATAAGCGCAACAGCAAAGATTCTTGTTGTTGCTCCAGTTTCTCAAACCAACACCGTTGGACTAACCATGGAAAATTCAGTTAATAGGAACATACCAGCAACCAGCCCGACAGACGTTCCAAGAAGCGGAAGATATCTTGTTGATTCGGATGTGGAATTTTTTAAATTTGGTTGGTTTTTGGTGAAGGCCACAACGTTTGATGCTGGGCAACTTGCTTAATATGAACAACGAATTTGGAATCCTGCAACGGGCAGATGAAGAAAGAATGGCAAAGGAAGAAGAAAGAAGGGGTGTTGCCTTAAACAGAAGAACAAAAAGGGAACTTGATAGGTTTTATATCTCTGGAAGAATAAACAGCTTCCTAAAAAGGAGCGCAGAAAACAATCGGTCTGTAAATGATGCCATAAATCAAATACAAGAACGCAGGCAGGAGGCAGCACTGCCCCAAATAACACTTCTTCCAACACAAAAAAATGAAATTGAAGGAAACGAGACAGAAGCTAGAGACCCGAAAAACTTTGGAACATCAACCTCTGTTCCTGCCGAGGGCGGCGGTTCGTTCATTACTCACCCTTGGAAGATAACACTTAGAACGGACGAATTTGACAATGTTCAATTTAAAGTAGAACTAAACAGCAAGCTATACTTTAATTTGTCAAACTGGAATAGCGTTGCGATAAGCGGGCTTAATGCTTGGAGCAACGTAAGCGTTGGCTACATATTGCTTTCTGGGGCAGTAAGCAACGGATTTTGCACTGGAGCATCAATACAAGGGCCACAATCATTGCCAACTAACAAAACAACTTTTACGAATAATTTACAAACAGGTTTTATAGCGCAACTTGGATACATATACCAAGATGATGAAGAAAATTTTTTTGTAAGGCAAAACGCCTTCCACAATTTTACGCTGTTTAATATTTGCATTGCTGGCAATCCAGCAATTTATCCAGTTGCCACATAGTTCAACTTCGGCCTAACAAACACCATCTCTCTGGTTTTTCCAGAATAAAGTATCTTTTTTTTGACCGAATCAAACTCGCCCTCTCTGATCATGTTGTGTACGCGGGGATTTGATAGCTGTGTTTTTCTAGCAACCTGATCAATGGTTCTCCAGCCTTCGGCGTTCATTGCCTCGACTGTGGTTTTGGTGTTTTGGCTATCAAAAGACTCCCAAATCTTATCCCACGATGGGACTACAATTTTAGGAGCGGGTTTTTTTGCTCTACTAGTTTTGCTATGTGTTGTTTCCATGAGAATGTTCCTTTGTCTACCGTGAATGTAACAAAACCAAAGTCTACCTTACCGACACAACGGCGGGCTCCGAATTTACTACCAGCCCCCTGAAGTGCTGGGGTAGTCATGGCAATCCAGTCCTGACCCCCACAGAAGTTGTGGAAGTGAACGTGGGAGCGGATAAATACGTTTGCTTTGGGTTGTTCGCCGTCTTCGGCTAATAGCACATTCCAAAGACGGTCTTTGGCCACCCCGCTATGGCGAGTGTGGGGCAAACTACCGCTCCCTGCTGGATGGTGTTTGAGGTCGAAGATAACACCCTCAATATCAACCCAAGCATGGTCGGTAACCGTGGCTCCAACCCGTTCGGCAATGACGTTTTCCCAGTCTTCCCCATCTGAAGAGCTAACGTGGTATGGGGTTCCGCGAGTGATAACAATTTTGCAGTTCTTGGTCTTGGGAACCATGCGGATGATTTTAACTGCCATATCAGTTTGATCCTCCATATCAGGAGCTAGAAGCTCCGTAGAGCCGCTTTTCTTGCCCTTGCCGTCCACCAGATCCCCGTTGACAAAAATGATATCGTAGGGGCCGTTACGCGCAATCTCGCGGGCATACCAAGTCCAGTGGGCTTTGTTAATCTGAGCCCAAAGCGGGATCTCTCCTTTTTCGTCTTTTTCGGGCAACCAGCCTGTTGGGGTTAATCCGACCTTATGGCCGCAATGGAAGTCCGATAGGACTGCTATTTTTTTCATAAAGGATTAGTTGAAGTTGATTCCGCGTTTCGCCATGGCGTCCAAAAGAATTTTGCGTATCTCTTCCACGGTCTCACCATGCCATTCGGGATGGGAGGCGTATTTGAGGTGGGAGCGAAGCTCTTGGTCTAAATTATCCAATACGGCCCACATGTCAGCAGCCCTGTTTACCATATCAAATTCGGTCTGCTCTTCGGGCAAGTCGAAGGTTAATGTGCCTTTGGCCATAGATGGTGGTTTTTGGGTTAACTATCTTTGAGGATCTTCTTCAGGTCTCCGTCATCCAAATCGTCATCGTCCTCGTCCTCATCTTGTCCATAGAGGATGTCATGGATGTTGGAGACAATACCTTCAATAGCATAGTCGTTACCAAACTTGAGGAAAGCGTTCTTGGTTTCGGTGCCGTCTTGGAATGTGGCCACCACAAAGCCCGAATCAAAGTATTCAACAAGCTCTGAACAAAGTTTGTCCAGCACCTCTTGCAACCGCTTGTCATGGACGGCCATACTAGTCGATTTGTTCTCGGCAGTTCTTGCATGTCTTGATTACTCCGACATGGTGAACTTGGATTCGTTCAATGTTTTCTGAGCCGCAATAAGGACAGGTCTTGGGTTCGGGCTTTTTATAGATCTTCTTTTTGTCCTTGCTCATTTGACTGTCGATGGATTAATTCTAATGTAATTCCTTACCAGCGAGGGGGTTCTGGTCTTTAGCCACACCCCATCCCCAGACTTGGAGTCCCGCGTCCCCTTGCCATTGGTGTTGCCTTCAACGCATTGAAAACCTTTCTCACCAACCTTAACCACAATGCCAATATGGGAGAAGTCAAACACCACCAGATCTCCAATCTGGGGCTTGGCCTTACGGGACAGAACCTTAGTCGTTGCGGGGCGGTCTTGGGCCCATGAGATATAGCCAAACGCCGCAGCGGTCTTTGGTCTCCATTGTTCGGGCGTGAGCGTCTTGAGACCCAGCCACCCCGTGTTCTCCTTGTCCTTTAGCCACTCCCGAATTATCCAGCCCGTAAACGCCGCACACCATGGCCAAGAAGCGGGTTTCAATTCTGTGGATGTTTGGTATTTCCTGATCTCTGGGCCGTTGTTGTTGCCCCCAGACTCTTTGACACCGACCTGACTCAGGGCGATCTTAGCCAAGTTTTCCAAGGCTTTGCTTTTGTTTGGCATTTTACCACCCACACATGCGCCTACCGATATCCCAGTTCCTAAAAATCCGCTCCGCCTCTGACTCCGATGGAGACGGAAGTCTTTCCTTCATTGCTCCGCTTGACTTTGGTTGAGAAGCGGAGGGAACCGAATAAACGGACAAGGAAACCTCTGCGATCTTCTTCGGGAGGGGTTGGGACGAGGATTGCTTTGAGTACTTCATGGGATAACCTTACAGTCTTTTCTTGCATGGAGAGGACTTGCGGGATTTTGCGGCCCGCTTTTTGACCGCAATAGCCCGACGAACCTCAGTGTAGGTAAGCGGCCCAGCCACTCCATCCACATCAGTGTTGACCAAGGCTTGGATCTGCTTTACCCCCTTCACGTTTACTTCGTTGGTAACGTAGTTAACGATGGAAATAATCAGGGCCACGATAAACCCCGTGATGGAGACCTGATCAACCGACTCGGCCAACTTAGGATCAACCATGGCAAGCCTGCTCACCACGGCAGCAATCCCCATGGCAATGAGGGGGGTGATAACCCCACCAAGCTTGGAGACTAGGAATGCTAGGATCTTGTCTTTCATTAGAGAGAGAGTTTATACCGCTGGACGGCAGATTCAACCGTAAAACGAATGAGGGATTCGGAAGCTGCATACCCCATCTTTTTAGCCTCTACGGTCAGTTTTCTGACAGCGGCCTCGCGCTTTTGAGGACTGGTTTTGCCAGAGAATGCCAGATCTTCAACAATCTCCAAGGCAATCGGAAGAAGTGCCGAAGTTGAAGAAGTGAGGAGTTCTTTGAGGATGGGCGCGTAGAAGTTCCAGATTTTGGCGGGAACACCAGCCAGTTTGGCGAAGAATGATTTCATGGGAATAAGGCTAGGCTAGTACCCCTTGGTTTGCAAGTAATCTTCAATTCTTTTTGTCCGCTCATCAATGCGGGCTAAGATCTCGCTTCGGGTTTGTGCGTCTCTTTGGATCATTTCAATTGAGGCATTTTGCTTGGCATCACTGTTTTGTAGATGGCGCATTTGCTCTGGGAGAACAATCCATCCATTGAGAGCGGAAAATAAAGTAACCATTAGGGCCACCCCAGCAATAAATTCGCTCATTGTCAGTTTGATCCCGCGCTCCATCCCCCTGCGTCTTGGAATTTCTTCAATGCTCATAGTGATATACGGTTGTTTTAATTAAGAAAGATGATCAATAATGGACGCAACCTTGTAACGCCAAGGCCAGTCAATGTAAGTGGCGAGGTTGGCGGGATTGCCCGTATCCCCGCGATAGGCTGCTGCGATATGACCCAGAGCCACGTTCTCGCTCCAGTCGGTGTGGTTGCCGCTCGACCCAGCAACAGCATTGTAAATATCACTCCAAGCATAGTTCTTGGGTAGGGAGATGTAGGCCGCTTCTTCTCGCGGGCCCCCAGCAACTACGGCAATCTTGGCCCAGAGATAGCGTTCTGGTAGATCGTAGTAGTTGGATATCGGGCTTGGGGCGGGATACTCCGTAAGAACAATTCCAGTAGGGTCAATTCCTTCATAGAACCACCCAGTTGCCAGCCATGGATAAGCAACATCAGAATCTGAACTGGCGGTTAATCCTTCGCCGCTTAAAGTCCAAGACGAGCCACTCCAACTAATAAGATATGATCCGAACACATAAGATGGACGCCCAGAAACATCTCCATCATACAAGTAGTTTCCATTGTATTGAGTATCGCTCAAGCCCGAAACCAAAACAGAAGATGGAGCCTGAGTTTCTCCCAGTTCTTCAATAAGCCATAGCGCCAACATCTGCCGTCTAGGCAAGTCTGCTGCCGAAGCGAAGGTCGCGTCTAAGGTGGGAAGAGCCATAGTCTATGGCCCTTGCGGCGTTAAGCCATCCCCATGACACGGGCTCCAAGGCCCCGCATGGGTGCTTCTTCCATCTCGGCAACCGCTTCCTCTTCCATGGGGGCCTCTTCGTCTTCGGCCTCTTCAGCCGCAAGCTCGACGCCAGCAATCATGGTCGGGACAAGGTATTCGCCTTCGACGCGGAAGGTAACGAGTTCTTCCATCGTGCCGCCATCAGTAACATCTTCAGGCAGGGTATATCCTTCGGGAATTTCGATTTTCATAGTAGTTGTTTATTAGTTATTTCTCCTCATAGAGCTTGCCTCAGATTTGACTCCGAGGCAAGCCTTGATGAAGGGAACCTAATTAAGCTCCGAGGTAACCGTAGCCAGAGCCAGAGGCGCAAGCAACGAGGTCATTGGCCAAGTTGCAACGCAGGTGGATGAAGTAGTACGCCCACTGGGGATACACTTTCTTCACCGCGCAAGCCATCTTTGCCCGCCAGTAACCGCTGTTTTTGTCAGGGTTACAGTTCTTATCATACTCGTTGATCCAGCGGAAATCTCCGCGATAGTTCTGAGCATCATAAGTCAGCTTGCCGACTTTGAGGTTCGGGTTAGGAACAAGCCATTCCATCGCCTTCGGGTGGAAGATAACCGTGGAGGTATACTTCGCGGCCTTGTAGGCAGGATTGATGATATACTTGTTCTGGCCGTTGATCGAAGCGCCAGCCGAGATATACGGGGCAACTTCAACAAAGCCACCAGAACCGTTGTCGTTGAAGCGTTTCGGGAACGGACGGCTATGGAAAACATAACCACCGTAAGCCTTCTTGGGCAACAGCGAGGAGCCGTTGGCACCCAGAAGATCGTTAACGCGATCACTCCAGCGGATGTCTTCGCGGACATCGTTGTTGAGCTTGATCAGGTTTTCAATCGTGGCGCGTTCAGCGAACACGTTGAAGACAGGCGAGCCGTCATCGGAGACCGCGTCACCGTCATCACCAGCGTTGTCCTGATACAGACGATCATAAACCTCGCGCAGAACGCCGGGGGTCATAATGCTCGTAGGAGCAGCCGTACCAGTGATGGTGGCCAAATCACCCGAAACAGTGGCAGTGCCGCTGTCATCGAGGCCAGGTTCCACACTGAGAAGCGTTCCCGCTCCGCTGGCTCCGAGGAGGTAATCGTTGTCATAACGCTTAGTCCACTCGACGTTGATGTTGTCGGCGAGGATCTTGATGTAGTTGTTGACATCGTCAATCGGGAATGCCGAGGTGCGAACGTCTTCCAAGCAGATCCAGTTCGACTCAACCGCCTGATGGCGGAGGTTGAACTGATTTTGGTCGAAGGCGTAGCCAACCGTTTTGACGGGAGCCAAGCAGGAATCGGTAGTCGATCCATTGCTGATGCCCACATCGGCCCATCCGCTACCAACGGCAAGAGTGCGCTGGGCGATGGTGTTTTTGATGATTGCTCCCATGTGGTCGGGGAAAGCCGACTGGGAAACGAAACGGAGGTAAGGATCTTTATAAAGACCCAAACGATAGGTGCCAAGAGCGATACGGCCAGTTTCCCTTTGGAAATTGTCGTTAATGCTCTCGCAAGAAGTAGCAACAGGTGCTGACATAATATTTAATTCTTTCTAGTTTATTGAATAGGGTTAGATTTGATTTCGGGATTTTAACCCCTAGATCGGTTAAGTTCTGGGCCGCTACCAGAGATTTACGGCTACAAATTGTGAAGGCGCTAACTCGCCAGCAGAGTGTCCGCGACCAACTCGGACTCAAGTCTTGAGCGCAAACTATTACATTTGCGTTAAATTGTCAATAGCAGAATTTTAACGGAAGATAGATTTTCCGAAATTCATCAGGCTATCGGGATCTTCATCCGCATCATTAGAGTCGGTTTCGGTGGCCTTGCCAAGACTTGGGGTGGCTCCGACCAGTCCTTCCAATTGGGCTTTAAGTTCTTTGATTTCGGAATCCTTGGTCTCGCTCACCTTCTGCAACTGGGCACTATAATGGTTGATGGCGCTTTCAAGGAACGGGACTACGGATGCACGGGCCAAGATGGCGCTGCGGTCTTCAACGCTCAGACGATCCAGATTGGTTTCGGAAGCATTCTTCTTCGCGCTACGGATGTGGCTATTCCACTCATCCTGTCCCTCGACTTCTTGGAGGAAGTTGTAGCGATCTTCCAAATTAGTCCACGTTTTGGCCGTGAAGGCTTTCTGGAGACGGAGGTCATTCTCAATGAACTCCTGCTCAGACTGGGCCTTACGAGCGGCCTCTGCCTCTGACAGGGATTCGGCTTCCTTCTGGAACCGCTCATGGTATTGGGCCAACTCATGGTATTTATCGGCCATCTTGACGATGGACAATTGCTCCATGCGCTTAAAGTCTCCTGTCAGGTCTTCCAGAGAGTCGATTCGCTTGCGGGCATCGGGCTCGGTGAGGGCTTGCCACAGCTTTGAGAAATCGGCGTCATTGGCTTCTGCAATAGCCCTTAGATCTCCCTGAAGGCCAGCCAGAGGCCGTTTTATGGCCTCGACGTATTCGGGGCTTCTCTCAAAGTTGGCGGTCTTTAGCTCGCGGCCAAGTTCTGCCAAACGTGTTTTGTAGCCTTCCAGTTCCTCCTGAAGCGACTTAACGGTTTCCCCCTCATACTTGCCAACCTTCTCCTTGGTGGCCTCTAGTTCGGCCTTGAGGCGATCCCGCTCTTCACGGGCCTTTTTCATTTCAGTTTTGATCTCTTTCCAGCTTGAGATACCCTTCTCGGAATCATCGCCTTCAGGCTTATCGGAAACTTGCTTGTCTTGGAAATGGGGGTTGAGAGGAAGATCATCATCCGAAGCTTCGGCCTTCGGGGTCTCATCCTTGGTCTCCTTGGAAACGCTTTCGGTAATCTTCTCTACAGCCTTGGCCGTCTCTTCCTTGGTGGCCTTTGGCTTGGCCTTGGACTCCGCCTTAACGGGAGCTTTTTTCTCCTCTTTGGGAGCTTCCTCTTTTGGCGCTTCGGCTGCGGGCTTGGGCTCTTCCTGCTGGGTTTCGGGCGCGGGGGTTTCACTGGGTTCGGGTTGGTTCTTACCACCAAAAATGGTTCCAGCAAAGTCTGCATCGCCCGTGAGGGCTGAGTTGAGGATATCGGCCATAGTATGTATTGTTAATAGTTACTTGTTTGTATAAATAGCTTAATTATTAAGCGGTTGTTTCTTCTGAAGTTATATGGGAGAAGGGTTCTGGCAAGTCGAATCTAATTTTGGTCTCTACCTTGCCTTCGGCCAGAATAGAAACGAGGTCAATGACCTCTTGAGAGCCCTCATAAAAACCCGCACTCTTGACAAACACGGGAGACAGATCAAAGCCTTGGGCCACGGGGCCTGTTGAGCGTTTTGGCCTAACGCGCCTTGCAATGTATTTAAGCCCCTTTTGCATATGGGGCATCGCCCACGTTTTACTCCATTCACGGGCATCTTGGTCTGTCCAATCAGTCATTAGATATATACTACCGCTATACGCGGTCTATGGTTTTGTCTAGAAGAAAATTATGCTTGGGTCGCTGCCATCGGGGGTCGGCCTGCGGGCCTAGCCGTTTTCTCCAATATAGAACTCCGCGTCTTTAGATCGTTAAGGGCCATCTGTTGACGAATGGTCTCCATCTTCTGGGCGTGAGTCTCTTGGTTCATCATGCGCTTCTCTTGCATCTCGGCTAGTTTAAGTTGGGCCTTTTGGAATTCCATTTCGGCCTTCGGATCAATTTGCCCACCTTGCGGAGCCTGTTGCATTGCGGCCTCCTGCATCTGGGTTTGTTCGGCCATGGCCCGATTGATTACCTGCTGCTCCAACTCGTCCACATAAGCCGTGACATTCTGAAGCTGGCGCTTGAGTTCATTGACCTCCTGCTTACGGAAGCTGTTGTTTGAGAAAAGAACCAAATGCTCAGTGGTGTGATCTGCGGCAGGACGGAGAATGGCCATCGCCTGTTCGTCGGGCATCTGCTGCTGACGGTGCATTTCAATGATCTCCGCCATGAGAGGAATGTGGGCTTCGATATGAACAGCATGGTTTTGGCTGTCATGCACCATCTGCTGGATTCCGTTGCGGAGATTGCCGTTTTCAAGGTTAGCGATGTCGAAGTCAATCGTGCGGCGCGGGCCCTTCTCGGACACGAACAGATTAACCTTCTGCCAGCCGACCCCAGAGATGCCAGCGATGACTGAGCGGAGGGTGTTTTCCTTGCCCTTCTCGTCCATCAAGGAATAAAGCTCCATCAACTGCTTGGATGCCATCTCGGTCATTACGGGACTTCCGTCTCCCATGGCGCGGAATGCTGTAACTTTTAAGAACTGGCGCATCCGCTCAACGCTCACCCCTCTGCGTAGACAGCGTTTGCGGAATTCCAAGGCGAGGCGTCCTCCCTTGTCGTTGGCAGTGAGAAGAGGACTGACCGCCCTGCGATACTGTTCAGTTAGGAGTTTGTTATATGGGGTGTAGAAGAGTTCCAGTGCTGCGGCGTTGAGCGTGGACTCTTGACGGGCTTGCTGCACCACTTCGGTAGCGGAACGGGCTTGTCCATCAGTGTTTTGACCGCGAGTGCGATAGCTACCCGTGTTGTTCTGTAACACCTGACTCATCAGGTTGTAGACAGGAAGCCCTTGAGTTGCCACGGCGGGAGGTTGAAGTTGGATCGGGGTCAGCCCACTAGGGATGAACGTATAAGGCCCGACCTCAATGTATTGAAAGTCTTGGATGGCTTCGGCGTCACCCTGCAATTGGATGAGACCAGAAGTGATGGCGGCTTGGGCCGATTGGCACAATACGCGGTTGGAAATCTGGATCTGATTGTAGATCTTCTGCTTGAGACCGCGAATAGTGTGGAACGTCCCCTGTCCAACCCCGTAGGTGAAGATGACGAAGCACTGGTTTACATTGCCATAGCGGCTGTAGCGTTCGTAGAGGAAGTCCGAAGAATCCCGACTTCCGATTAGCTGGGTGAATTTGCCGTCAAACTCCT